AGTAAGTCAGAGGCTATTTTTTGTAAAGTAGATTCATCTATAAAATCAACCAAATTTGAATCAAACGGCACTTGTGGCGTCGCTGGTTCCAACATTTCATCATCTAAAAGCACCTGTTCTTCATCGACGATTATTTGAGCGGCGTTCGCTATCTGTTCTTGTCTTGTTTCTTCTGGAAAAACCTCAACCGTAGTAGATTGATTTTTTATATCAGGTGAGTTTTCAGCGTCTAATACTTTTTCTACTGCCATAATTAGTGTAATACCTTTGGCTCAAGTTCCGTTTCATGTGCCTGTATTATGTCTTGTAATTCACCCATAACCACTAATCCTTGTGACTCAGCAATAAGTTCAGCATTATCCATATTTTCTGCATGAATGTTAGGTCCTGCAAATTCTTCGCCGTCATGGGTAAATTTAGTTATATATATCTTCATTAATAATATACTTGTCTGTTAGATTTTAAAAGCCTTACCTCGTCTTGATAATCTTCTTCAAGTGAAACAAAACCACCTTGTCTAAATCTCATCAAAGCCATTGTAGCACTATCGCAATAGTCATCATAATCGCCAAATGGAAATGATGCCATTTCCTCAATCACTTCGTCGGCAAAATCGTGATCTGGGGCCCAGACCATACCCGACTCAAATATCGGCGCTACAGAATTCATCCTGGCTATTTTGTCTTGGCCGCGACTAGGACTGTAAGCTGTTACAGGAATACCCATACGCCTTAGTTCGTGGGTCAAAGGTGTTCCAGAGGCTTTTGCCTCTATTAAGACACAATCTGGATTCCAATATCTGTATTCTTCCATAGCAAGTCTTTTGAGCTCTGGAAAGTCCACTCTTACTCTTTTTGCATCTAAAAGGATGATTGCATCGGCCGTTTCATCGCCTGCGTTAAATATGGCCCAGGTTGTGATTGCAGAATAATCCGCAGTTTCTTTTTTAGAGAAGGCAGTATCATAGCTTTGTATAACATACGAATACGGTGGAATATCCTCATATTCCCACCTTTTCCACCACTCTCTTTTAACAATAGATCCTTCCTCTGCTGTGGGGTTTTGCATCCACTGTGAGTTCCATTTACTAACGGGCAAAGAGGCTTTTACACCTAGCAATTCTTCCTTCTTCCAAAACTCTGGCCATAACGGTTTTTCGGACTCTGGCATAATCGCAGGAAATTCAACAACATCCCATTGGTCGGCATTGTCATCGCCTTGTTTTTGTAAAACTTTACCAACCAGGTCTTTTGTTGACCATCTTGTCATTACTATCACTATAATACCGCCTGGTTGTAAACGTTGCCTAGGTCCAGAGGTGTACCATTCATAGGCACTTTCTAGCGCTTTTGGTGAAAGCGCATCTTGTTCAGAGTGCGGGTCATCAATAACTAATAGGTCAGCACCACGACCTGTAATCGCACCACCAACACCAGCGGCAAAGAATTCACCGTCTTGGTTACTTGTCCACCTACCAGCTGATTTGTTATCTGCTTGTAGTTTGGTATCTGGAAAAATATGCTGATACTCTTCGCTATCTATAATATTTCTTACCTTACGACCAAACCGTACTGCTAATTCAGCTGTGTGAGTTGTTTGTATAATTTTAAGATTACCTCTACGGCCCATCATCCAAGCAGGAAAAAAAGTAGAGGCAAACTCAGATTTAGAGTGTCTTGGTGGTAAGCATACTATTAGCCTTTTTAATTTACCGTCTGCTATCTTGTTAAACTTATCAGCTATTATTTTATGGTGACGGCCTTCGATAAATTCTGGCCACATGTGTTTTACGAAACCAATAAAATCTTTTTGACAAGCATCCTGCTTATCTAGTTGTTCATATCGGTTTAAAAGAGCTACAGCCTCGGCTTTGTCTTGCTCAGACAATATATCAAAATCTTTTAGGGAAACATCACTCATATTTATAAAGGCGGGCCAGGTAATTAGGTAGTGACATAGTAATCACCTAACCCTAAACGCTCATGCGTCTAAGGAAAGTATAAAGTAATTTTGTTTTCTGTTATACCTCATGCCAGGCAGAATCGCCTTCAAATAACATAGACTCGGCAAGCCTTCTGCGCTCTAATCCTTCTAAAACTTTACCACCTGCTTTGTTCCATCTTCGCATTTGTGCTGGCACTTCTTCCAAGTTATTTTCATTTAAAACTTTTAACATGGTTGAGTTATTAAGATTTGTCGGTCCCAAGTTATAGGTCCAGGCCACCAACGCATCAAATTGATTTTGAGTCAATGGTACTTTTACAGCATCATTTACATAACCACCGTATTCTTCTAATTCTTCCTCTAGCCAAGCGTCTGCTTGTTCCTGTGTGCAGGTATCGCCAGGTTGCACGTTTTTAGTTCGCCCGTACGCTATTGTTGGAACATCGACCGCATCGTAATAAGCCTCTAGCTTACACCCTTCAAATTTCTTAATTAAAGATTTACCCTCTTCTGATATATTCATTCTTTCTCCTCTGTTGTCGTAATTTTTCTATAATAAACAACTACTTGTTTTAGTTCATTGATGTACCTTTTTAATTCCTGCATGTTGTAGGCCATAAGCTCATAATCTGGTACTGACATTGCAAAAAAAACAACACTGCCTTGATCTTTTTCTACTCTTAATAAAAATTCGTCTATATTTTTTTCAGATACAACATACCAGTAAGGTTCTTTTAGGTCAATTTCCCGAGGCATAACGGGTTGTATAAAGGTTCGCTCAATCGGCTTAGAAACGACCTCTACTTGTTGCAGGCTAGGGATAAGACTGCAACTGCAAGCCATTGTCGAGGCTATCAATATTGCGACTGTCCTCTTCGATGCTTTCAAAAACTTTTTTAGTTCCATTATTTACTCTCGGTTCTATTAGACCAGGCTTTGCCGCGGCTAATTTAGTTAAATCGTGTCTTTTGAAAATGTCCAGATACCGATTCATTTCGGCTTGAATTTCTTGGTTTTTTGATTGCAGGGCCAAAAGACCTTCGGATTGCACTTTAAAATCGTTTTGCATAGTTTCTATAGTGGCGAGCTGTTCTTGATTTCTAATCTCAAAGGCTTGATTTAATTGTGACAATCTTAAGTTTTCATTCCACAAAAAATATGTAAGTAAAGCCATAACACCAACGATACCTAATAGTATTTTACTCATAGTCTTTGTCCATACATTCTGACCATTGATCTCTTTGCGTTTCTTTTGAATAAGCGGTATATAACAAATATCTACATTCTTCAAACTGTCTGCGCCAGTTAGCAGGATCGTATTTATCATTCCATTCTTTTTCTACTGGTGGGGTAGCACAAGCAGTAAGAGCTAAACTTAAAACTAAAAGACGCATTATCCGCTCAGTGGGTTACTATCTTTTTTCTCAAGTTTTGTTTCTAGTTTTTGTATATCATTGTCAAGGCTTTCAAGATCAGCTTTTATTGTTGCTATATCTGTTTTAATTTCTGTAACGTCTGGTATTGCAATGCTATCTACTTCTTTTTCTAAGAATTGAACAGAGGTTTCTATTGATGCAAACCTTTCCTCAATAGCCTGGACGTTATCTTCTGCCTCGCTGATACCACCAATTTTAGCCTCTAGGTTTTCTAACCTATTGACATACTCGGCTCCTTGATAACCAAAGCCAGCCAGGGTGCCAACAATTCCAACAAGAGCAATTAATTGTGTTGTTTTGTTTTGAAACCAGTCCATAAACTTATCTCCAAATATTTGGTTGGTCCTCAATCATTTGGCCCAGACCTTTTAAATTTTCATTTACCAAGCCAAAAAAAGCCTCGGTATTGTCATCTAGTTTAGCAGAAGTATAAATATTTGCACTAATATACCAATCTGTGTTGTCTACAATGGTTGTTTGTTGATAAGCATTAAAACCAGGAACATATCCTATTAAAGCCACTAATGTAGTTTCGTCACCATATTCTCCAGTTTCTTGTTGCTCTTGTTCAATCTCTTCTTGTTGCGCCTCAATGTTGGCCGCAATAATTTTTTCTGCTATTTGATCTGCTTCTGAGGATGTCATAACACCAGAGGATGCAGTATCAATCTGTCCTTGTACGTTAGAAACTTGCACGTCCGCAATGGCCACTGACGCTTGATTGTCAAAAGTTGGTAATGGTGTAATAGAAATGTTTGCGCCACCAGATCCGCTCAAATTGTCTGACATTGATAGCACCTGGTTTGTTTGCTGGGTTGAGCTTGCAAATTGGTCTGAAACACTAGGACTATTACTTGTGCTTATACCTCCGCTAGAGCTGGCAACACTACCACTGTTAAGGTTAGATGAAGATGAATTTACTGCGCTGTTATTTTGAGACGCTCCAGAGGTTTGAGAATAACTATTAGCGGCTGTTTGCACCCCTGCTCTAACGACGTTCAAAGCTACCGTCATCAACTTGTTTTTGCCACTTGGGTTTTCTCTTTCAACCACTTCAAATTCTTCTGCTACCTCTTCAATAATTTCGTCTCTAATTTCTTCTTCTCTTTCGGCGATTCTTTCCTCCTCCATTATTTCTTGCATTTCTTCTATTTCTTCAAAAACCTCTTCTACTGCCTCTTCTTCAAAAATTTCTTCTATAAACTCCTCTTCTGGCTCATCCAAGTATGCTAATCTTTCTTCATGTCTCTCTTCGTGGTGTTCATTAGTCTCTTCTTCAAACCATTCTTCTAAATCCTCTACGCTATTAAATTCTATAAAGGTGTTAGGCTCGCTGTAATCCTCTATCAAAAAGGTTTCTTGAAAAACAAATTCATCCAAAAGCAATTCATCTTGGTTATGAAAGGGCTCATCGTGTCTTGGGCCAAAGTCATTTATTAATGGTAAAGGTTCTGGATCGAAAAAAATTACTAACTCCTCTGCTATCGGGCCGTCAAAATATTCTATGGGGTTTTCAGAAAAATCATCGTAAGGTGTGAACATATCCTCTTCAAATATTTCCACAATAAAAAACTGGTCTTGAAAATCATGTTCATGGTGTCCATCATCAAAATTACCAGTGGCAAATTGTTCTTGCTCATCTACAAAACCATAATTGACATTACTATCATCAAAAAACGCTACAGATTGTTCTTGCCTGTACCCCGCGCAAAAGGGTGCATACTGAGGGTCATCTTCACATTGTTGGTCATCGTATGCGTCCCAATAGTTTGGACATGATTCACTATAAAGCTGTGTTATGTTGCATTGTTGCGTTAGTAGAGCATCTGCGTAGCCACTACAGCTAGAATCATTTAAAGGATTACTACAATCGACACCATTACCAGAACCCTCGCCAAACAAAGAACCTCCGTTTTCTAGTGTTGTATTTATTGTTGTATTATTCCAATTGGTGTTTACGCAAGTAGAAGAATTCGTAGTTCCAGTGCTACATTCATCATGGTAATAATAAGTATACGAATTATTTTTATTTGACCCGACTTCACCTATAAGCACGTCATGGTTGATAATTTCTAATTCTCTATAGCGAATATCAAAAGAATTGTTGTTCCAAAGTATCACTTCAAAACTGTTATCCGTACCTGCCCGATTGTATTCCCTAAGACGATACCATCCAAAGATCATCTTTGAACTATCGCCCCAAGACTTCATGCGTGAATTGTTGTCTCTTATTAAGTCAGTCCAGAAAGGGTATATTGTGTAGGTATGCTGACCGTTAATAGGATCTGGAGTGTAATCAGAGCAATAGCTACCACTAGAACCAAAATGTAAACATCCGTTCGTGGCCATTCGTGCTTTCGTAAATGTAGAGCCGTAAAAAGTAAAATCAAAAGAAAGGTCAATTGCAGGAGATATGCCATCATCTGAAACCTCGTAAGCTAACTCGCCATTAAAGTTATTAGCATTATCATGTAAATCGTATAATGCTTGATTGCTTTCGTATATGTATTGACCATATACGTTAAATGTTAGCAGACTAACTACTGCGTAGCATAAAACTCTTGCTTGCATTGTCTATCCGATTTAGTTTTTCTTGTATAAGTTTTTTTAACAAAGCCGACAACATCCTTATTGATACTAGATCTTTTTGGGTTCACTTCTTTTGTGCACTGTTCGATAAACTCTTTTTCTTTGTCTTTTGCATCTGGCCTTTTAGATTGATTTTTGGCCCACATGGCAGACGCCTCTTTGCCTATTTTTCCTTGATAGGGACAAGGTGTTCCAGCCATTTCCATGGCTTTGAATACTCTCTCATCCTGGCAGAGCAAGGCTACACTGGCCACTTTCATACCCATGTCATACAAATATTTAGAAAGTTTTAATCTTTCACAATTTTGATCCACTATTGTTTTGCCTCCAGATAAACCAAAAACCTGTCCCTGGAAAGCGCCACTTACCCCTGTGGTACATAAGTCTTGGCTGTAGCTCATAATACTGGGAGCTATAGCAGACGCAGGCGGGGCCTCACTTTTTACATTTTGGTTTATGGTTTGCACAGATTTTGACTCATTAATATTTCTATTGGTGTTATCAGACTTGGTGTTGTTGTTGTTTTGATTAACATTATTAGTCGTAACATTCGATTCAGAGGTTGATTGATTAATATTCGTGTTCTGATTAGTGTTATTGCTAGTGCTATTATTTGTGTTATTAACATTTTGATTTACTGTCGAATTTACCGTAGAGGTAGAGGTCGAAGTATTAATATTATTATTAGTATTATTTGAGGTAGATGTAGCCGTTGAGGTATTAACGTTAATATTATTATTGGTGCTAGTGTTGACGTTTGTATTCAAGTTCGTGGCCGTCGTGGTTGTATTATTGGTGTTGACGTTAGTATTTGTATTGGTGTTGGTCGCGGTCGAAGTCGAAGTGTTAGTGTTGTTGTTGGTATTGGTATTCGTATTTGTCGTAGTCGTAGTATTGACTGTATCTAAAGAATTATTTTCACAATACTGTGTACCATTAACACAAGCTGTGCCAGATTGTTGTGAAGATTGCGCGTTTGCTGTTATAGAAAAACCAATTAGAGCTGTAATCAAGAACATTACAGCTGACCATTTAACTAACTGGTCATGTTCAACTTGATCCTGTTTTTTTTTCATCGGGTATGTAAACTCCTAATTCAATCAACTTTTCACGGTTAATTAAATGTTCTGCCTCTACATCATCTTTGCTTTGACCGTAATATTTAACTGCTAAATATTTTTCAATCATAGCGACATTGATGTTGATGTCATCTACCACTACCTCACCTAAAACTCTACCATACTTTCCCTTAGAATCTTTCAATTTTGAACGCAAAACTACCACTTTTGCATTTTCTATTGATTCTTTAAGAAATTTTGCGGCTAATTTGCCTCTAATTTTTTCGTCTTTATCTCTGGTTCTACTTTCGGGAGTATCAATGCCATAGAGTCTGACTCTGCATTTATGTAAAACAGAAAAGCCAAGGTCTAGTATGCAATCAATCGTGTCGCCATCTACCACGCGTGTAACCTGGCAACTGTATTCGTACATTAATCTTCGCCTTTAAAACCTTTAGACGAATTTGAAGTCCCAGCATATAAACCAAACCATGCCGCCCCAGCACCAACTATTATTGATATAAGTCCAGATTGCTCTAGGCTAGGATCCTCTAAGGCCATAAACCACATGGTTGAATAATAAAGTAGAAATATGTAAACACTTAAAAACACGCGAGGAAAGATCCGCCAAGAGTCTACTGCCCTTGCTAAGTGAATCCATTTTTGATGTGGGTTTACTTTGGAGTCTGATTCTAAGTCCCTGATTTTATCTTTTAAATCAGATATCTCACGAATCATGTCCATGAATTTGTTGAGGTCCATTTCGACCTCATTTCTGTCCATGTCGCCACTAAATCTATTTTGTTCGTTCATATAAATTTAGTTAATACTACCGCGCCAACAATAAAAGGATATACGGCCCAAAGCATGGTTTCTAACTTATCAAACCTTTTAGAACCTGCCTCAAGTCGTGCATCTATGCTCTTATACAAAGCTCTACATTCGCGTTCATGCGACTCTATAGCATTGAGAGCATCTTTTACCGTTGTCATTTATTTTGCCTTTTTAGTTTTTTTGACCCTTTTTGTTGTGTAGGCCTCATTCACATCTGGAGTAGATTCATCGTCCGCGACATATCTACCCTTTTTATTTCTGGACCTAACTACTACTTTTTCTGTTCCTGTTATAAAATCCACTACCTTAGTCCACCAGCTCATGTTACTTCTCCTTTGCGCGGCCTATGTTTAAAGCGGCCCAATCCACCAATTTGTAAAGTTTACCAATCCAGGCATCGTCTTTTGGTGTGGGCGTTGAGGCGGCAATTAGAGAGGCCACGGTTACTATAATTGTCACCCATGTCACTAAATTTACTATCATTTCCATTTTTTACTCCTAGTTTTAACTTGGTTTTGTGGGCCACTCCCCAAGAGGCCTTGTTGGTGGGGTTTGATCGTTGTAAACATACAATGCCGCTAACGCGTCAACATCGCCTACGGCATCTATTTTGGTTATCATGTCGTTAGCAGTCGTTCTAACTGCGGCCCTGTAAGTGGTCCAGTCGCTTGCAACAGAACCGCCTGTTTCTTGTGCTTTAATTACCATCCAATCGTTCGGTTGTAAGTAAGCATAAGCCTCTTTGTTAACGGTTTCTTTATGTAAGGTTTTAAGTCCTTTTACTAAGTCTGCTCCAGACCCAGTGTCGTTTAAAGATTTTGCTGTAGCCGTGCCGTAACTAGCTGTTACTGTTCCACTTGAAAACGAAAAACTTTGTTCTGTATTAACATAGTATTCACTATCTTTTTTATTGCTATCGTCTTGTACGACTTCATATATACCTATGGCTTGCAATTCAGATGCGCTCCATAATGAAAATATGTTACGAGGATATTGAACATCGCCGATGGTCATAGATTTAGGTTGATTGATAACCTCGCTTACTTTATTTGATTTTACTAATGCCCACATAATTAATTCCTATAATATACTATTGTGCCGTTAATGGCACTCCGCCACTACTCACTGTTGGTTTTTCTGCTATGGCCCAGTATAGTAAATCACCATTTAATTCACTGTCATTAGACCTCATTTTTACTCCATTACTTAAAAAATCTACATATATATCGTTAGCACCGCCAGTCGCAGAACCTTCCGCACCACGGTTGTGCATACGCGAAAAAGGTTGTGCACCACCATTTTGTGTTTTTCTTTTGCTGTCTATGCAAAACCAGCCGCCAGTTGCGTCATATCTTTTGTATATAAAAAACCTTGGTTTGAATCCTAAATATATAAAAGTGCCATCGTCGGCTTGGTTATTGCCATGAGTTAAGCCAGCTCTTTGATAACCTTGCTCATTACCGAAATGCCATGCTACATAAGATTTAGCGCCTTGTGGTCTAAACACAGGGTTGACATCTTTACAATTTACAACCGATGCAGTTGGCGCGGCGTCAAATAGCGCATCACCTGCGCCTGTTCCTGTTGTCCAATATCCCGCGTTATCGAATCCTCTTTTGTTGTGCAAATAAACGAGCGGTGCGTTAGCGCCGATAGTTTTAGATTTAAGCATAAGAAACGCAGGTATCTCACCTAAACCATGTGAATACGAGCCAAAGCTAGTTGAACCATTATATTCTGATATTGTTATATTAGCGGCCAAGTTTTTTTGCACGGTTGATTCAGAAGGATCAAAACTGGTTGAGCCTGCCGCTACTGTTTCTGTTGTGCCGCCGTTAATTTTCCAACACCAAGCAACGTAGGTATCTAGGTTTGTGTTACCTTCTGCATTAGCGCCTAAAGTAAATCCATCGCTATCGAAAGAAGTAATGCGGTTTGTTGCGCTTTGCTCTGTTTCCTCCCAGCTATCAGTGTTTGAGCCATTTGTCATTATTTGTTTGCCTGTTCCTCTGCTTGAATCAGTTATTACATGGTCTCCAGACGCATTTCTGCTTTTGAGCCAAACCATATCGGGTTGAAAGCCAACACCTGTAATTGATTGAGTCGAGCCGTTGCCCGTATAAGTTACCACGTTGAAATAGATGCTTGGGTCGTCCACTGTTGTATAAGCCATAATTAATTATCCGTATTCTGCTAAATTTTTCGAGCAGAGAGCAAAATAATTTACACCACTTAAAACTGGTGAATAAACAAATTTGCCTTGCCCGTCGGCATCACTAAAAGATCTGGTGTTGCTTATTAAAGTATAAGCACCAAAATTATATTGACCGCCATCGTTCTCAAATTGGACATTACATGGAAAAATAAAATGTCCACTAAATGCGGCATTTAAACTTATGGGTTGAGATAATGAGCCACTTAAAACTGAGCCATTTTTGGCCCAAGTTATTTCTTGGTCGTCGGCGTTTAAAAATACACCAAATATGTCGTTGACGGCAGAGGTGCCAAAACCTGTAGATTCATTAGATATTTGTGTGCCATTGATT